CCAGTTGTTCGGGAGGGGATTCAATGTCACGAAAGGCCACATATTCTTTCAATGTCATGCATAAATATTCATTCCTGCTAAATCCCCATTTTATCCGACACATATATTCAAGGAGGTTAAAGTTTATTTCTGCGGCTCCCCCTCTGCGTTTTCACTTCCTCCGTCTTCCGCAGGTTCTGTCGTGCTTCCGTTAAAAGCCTTCATGATGGATGTAAAGATCATTGTCATATTGTTCATGGTCAGTAAGTTTTCGACGTTTTCTATTGTCAGTGTCGGGTCTTCATGGATTAGTCCAGCGTGCAGTAATAAAACAAGATGATCCATGCCTTCGATGTCAAACTCTTTGTTCATTAATTGCATGTCTTTAAAAGCTTTTACTACGCTGCCTGATTTTTTAGCGATTAACTTCAAACCCTTAATTGTAAATTTAATGTGGCGAACCTTGTCTAATTTGATCGGTTGTCCTATGTAAGATAAATCGTCAATATCCATTTTTCATCCTCCTAAAATATAGTTAAAGGCGGGGTTTCCCCCGCCATCAATTAAGCCGATACAGTAAAGTTTGTAACGCTGTTTGCGGCAAGTGCATTACCTGACATATCCTTAATATTCTTACTAGCGAACGCAATGTAAACGCCAGAAGCATCCAAGGAGGCTGTAGGATTGAACGTAACAATAGTATTAAGCGTATTGATCGTAACCGCACCCGCCACGGCTGTTCCGTCCGCTTTCGTGAGCGTGAAGTTTGCATCTGTCGCAAGTGCTGGTTGGATTGCCTCGTCAAAGGTCCAGACAACGTTGACGGTTGCTAGTTGATTTGTCGCCGCGTCAGCAGGGACGACGGTGACTGTCGGTGGCGTGGTGTCAGGCGTGATGTCGCCAGTAGTGAACCATCCCGATCCAGTGCCGGATACCCAGGTTGTATCGCTTTCGTCTGCTACTCTTTTTCTTAGACCGTCAGAAAGACGTTGAATTCCCATGCCGCTTAATGTGTCGGTCTGCGGTGTTGCTTTTTCCTTCTTGGTTTCAGAAGTTTCGTCGGATTCTTTCAGCATAACTTTCAGGATTTTATAAAATTTGTATGTCCCATCCCTCTTTTTACTCTTCCACATAACACAAAAGTATGGTTTAACATCGTTTGGACCAGGCGACCTGACTCCTGCAACCATCGTCTGGCCGCCAATTAACGCCTTTTCTGATTCGGTAAGATTCGTTAGCTCTAGCTCTACGGTTATGTCTCCATCCTCGGCATACAGGTCCACGGTTTGGTCGTCAGCGTGCAATGGGTCCATGCTGGATGAGTGTTTAGCCCCCGCCTTCATTAAACGTTTGGTAAACTCATAAGGTGTATCATAGGTTGTAGCACCTCCGGGAACGTCTGATAAAATTTTAGCGATTGAGAGTCTTTCTGCACCTATTCTTGGATTAGCAAACTTTTGTAATAACATTTCAAGCACTTACATTACCTCTTTCCGTAAAAAATAACCTTCCGACTATGCCGTGAAGGTTCCTGAATAACTCATAATTTTATGCTTGACCACTTGCCCAGTATCGAGTAACTCATCTTGGTCCATCGAATAATTTCTACCTAAATCGATACCGTGCATCAATCGGTTGACGTGCCCTGCCAATATTGAAAGACTCGACGTTCCCCACAAATGTATCCTGAAAGATACCTCCGACTCAACTTCATCATTGTCGGCGTGTAGGGCCTCTCCGTTGAATATCTCCTCATAGGTCAAATAAGGGTAAACAGGCGCGGTTGTGAAGGCCGCAATTCCGTCAAACATGCGTACCTTTGGCACAATTGCAATCAACGCAGCATCCGTACTCAACGCGGAAGCGACCAAAGGCTTTGCATTAACCATCTCTAATCGCCCTCGCTATAACTTCTTTCATTGCCTCCATTACCTCTGCTTTCTTGGCTAAAAAAGCAGGCTCCATGAACGGTTGTGCATCCATTTTTACCGTTCCGAATTCAAAAAAACGAGCATAAAAGAAGTGTTTTCCAGGTCCAACGTCTATATATCGTATAACCCCTGTACCCTTCACCTTGCTTACAACTATGTTATCTTTAAGATGATAGATAGCGTATTTTTTACCAGCTTTGAACTGCCAAGTTTGCGGTCTTTTAACTCCTGTTGGCGCTGCATCGCTTATCGCCCGCCGAATTACCATAGCTCCTGCGTAAAGCGCCCTTTCTTCAACCGCTTTGACGTTACCGCCAATTGATTGTAGGCGGTTGAGTAATTCGCTCATGCCCGTTAGGTCAATCCCCATCCATTACGTTACCCCCTTACATGTCAGTAAAAGTTCGTTATCCTTCTCGCCTTCATTAATCGGATCGCCGATAATTTCAAGGTATTTTCCTCTGAACCTGATCCTTTGATGTGCAGTTACGTTGGGATTATACTGAATCTTAAAAACTTCCGTTATTTCCGCGTTTACAGTTTTTAATCGGAAGAACTCGCGACTTGCTTTTGATATAGGTTTACACCACACAGTTCTCCAATCGTTCCAAACCTCGATTACATTAAGTTCATCATCTTGAGTAATAGACTTGGTTTGGAGAACTATACGATGAGTAAGTTCTCCAGGATTAATCATACCTACCGCCTCCTTTCAAGCATTAGGAAAGCACCCCTTTTTTAAAGGAGCGCCAATTGCTGGATGCCATTTTTATAGTTTAGGTATTTGAGGATTTTTTGTTCGCGTTTCTTAGAATAAAACTTAAATGTTGGATACCATTCCGAGAATGCTTTTGATCCTTTTGAACTATTACAACTTTGGCATGCCGGAATTATATTCAAGTGGCTATGTTCTCCAAGTTTATGCAACGCAAGGAAATGTTCCTGCGCTAATGGTTTTTCTTTTCCGCAGTAACAGCATTTATTATCAAACGCTATCTTGGCATCATTCCACTGACTGTCTGTTAATGTGCTCGGCAGTTCTCGTTTTCTTGTCCTACGTCTTTGGTTAATTGTATTCCTTTTTTCTGGGTAATCTTTAGCATTTTGTTTCTGATATTTCAGTATATCTTCCCTATGTGTTTCGTAATATGCCCGATCTCGTGCTTTTTTTAACGCATTATTGGCTACTCGATATAATTTTCCTTTTTCTGCAATCTTCTCCTTATTCGCCTCATAGTACAACTTCTTGTTTTTGGCAAGAACATCCTTGTTGGCGTTACGGTACGCTTTGTGGTTTTTCGCTATTACTTCCTTGTTGGATTTGTTATACATTTTTCTGTATTCAGATAGTGCTTCCTTGTTTTTTTCGCACCATTGTTTGTGATAACTCGGGTTGTTTATACGTCGTCGTTTTTCGTATTCCGCTTTCTTATTTTTGTTAGCGTCCCTATATGCTTTGTCGCGTTCAGAATTACCCTTGTGCCATTGCTTACAGCCTTCCGCTAAACAAAGCCTACATCGCGAGTTCAACCCATTCTTGCCCCTAATTTGTTTTCCAAAATACTCAGATGTCTCCGGATAAGTGTTTCCGCATTTAGTACACGTCTTTTCGCCCATAAGAAAAACACCGCCTTTCGTGTTCGCCTTAATTGCAATGTGGGAAGAGAACTAAGGCTAGTTCTCTTGTCGGCGTGCACTCCTATCCCACCCCTATATTATACCATATTTTAGACAGAAACGATACGATCCATCCATAATAACGCACTGATCGTAAATTCAACTTCCTTCGCGCTCCCCATCGCCTGATCAACTGGCACACGGTTATTAAACCAATGGGAAATAAGTAGTTTCATGGCTTGCAAAACCTTCTCGGGAACGTCCGAAGCGCCACCATGCCCACAAGTAAAGGTCACAATCACAGCGTCCAAGGGAAACGGGACAAACGAAGGCCAAACTTTTCCATAGGCCGGAACAACACGTCCAAGGATGCCGCGCACGCTCGTTACATAGTCGATATTGGCCACCAGTGTTGCGGTCACCCCCAAGTTGTTTTTGTAGGTAATCGAATCGATCGTCTGTAAATTCCCCTTCGGAATCTCAATCTCGCCCGGAAAATAAGGCAATGCCATTTCAAAGGTCTGCGTGATGTACGCTCGGTTTTGAAAGCTTTCACAGAACTCCCTCGCTACTGTGATAAGGCTCGTTAAATATGTGTCCTCTGTTGCGTATTCTTCATAGTCGGAGATTTTAAGGTAGTCTTTGATTTGCGTTAAGGTTAAGGGCTCGGTAGCTGGCGGGGTTTTTAATGTAAGGTTGTACGTGATTCTCACCACCTAAAAATGTTTAACTTTCTTTTGATTACGTGTGTACAGAATCAAAATATTGTGGTATAATTACTTAAGATCAAAAAACGAGGGGGAAACACACAATGAGGAGCTTGAACCAAAACGATCTTGAATACCTTCAAGACTTAATGACTAGGGGGAATATGACAGCAGACCAAGCAAATGTCGAAATGGTTAAAATGGCAAGAGTAAGAGTAATTAATACTACTGTCCCAGCAAATGTAAGAAAGGCTTTAAATGCCGCCGTTAAGGCAGGAGAACTAAAGCGCAAAGCAAAAAGCAAACTCAAGCCCGAAGTATATTACCATCCTAATTTTGAACATTTAGCGAATGAGGAGCGCGGTAAGATTGAAAGAGAAACAATCGATGCTCTCTTAAGTGTTTGTTGCCCAGGAGTGGTGAACTAAATGCCTAAAGGCGGAAAAAGAGAAGGCGCAGGGGCTAAACCCCGCGCCGGTTCTCCATCAAGACAACATCAGATTAGATTCACGGACAAAGAATGGGACGAAATCGTAATCAGGGCATACGTCAAGGAGATAACCCCAAGTGAATACATCAGATTAAAGGCTCTCGATTGAGAGTCTTTTTACGTTATTACCGCACCTGGAACAAGAGGCTCGTACTCCACAAACAATGTTACCGCTCCGGTAGCTGGCGGCCCCGCACTGTAAATCGTTTGAATTACTCCCGGCCCAAGAATAAGGGGCATGTTCGCGTTAGCTGCTAGGACTCCAACGCCAACGTCCGCGCACTTCGTTAGTACAGTAGCCTTGACTCCATCAACTAAAAATAATTGTTGTGCTGCTGCACTCGCGGTATCCGTGGCGGCGCATAAATCTGTCGCCGCTTTCCCAGTCGGAGTAAAGGAGAATTTAAGCGTGTTCGCTCCAGCTGGTAATACTGTCGTAACAAGAGCGCCAAGCCGTTCTATCTTCACGACCCCGGTCACGGTGAACTTAGTTGCGGTTCCGGTCAGACTGGCAGCCGCTTGTCCAAGGCTAACACATCGTCCCATTTTTTCTTTGACATCTTCAAGGCGTTCAAGGACTGAGCCGTCAGCATTCGACGTTACGAGGGATGAATCGAATTCGTTATTTGCATCACCTGATCCGATAACTGGACCGATTGGTTGAACGTTATATCCATCAGGAATAGGCATGTTGTTACCTCCCATTATTTATTTTTAGTTTTTGCGTTTCCTTTATTCCAGGCTTTCAATGACTAGTTTACTGAGATTTCCCCGTCTGCGACTTCCGCAGTTTGAGTCGTTGGCAACGTCTTGGCATTGTACCGGATTGCAATAATGCTATCAACTACCGCGTTCTGCGTGTCGATGACCAAATCTCCACGAACATACCGCTTGCCGGGTTGGATTACATCAAGAATGACAAGGTTGTTGTCCGTGTCGTTCAATACCGCAGTTACGGTTGCGGTTGCGGTTTTGTATGCGCCATCTCCAAGGGCTGCTTCATTGCCACAAAAAGCTTTTAGTGTAACAACAGACGCGGCGGTAACTTCTCCAAGGATTGCAACAAAACAAACGCTATTGAATTGCCCCTCGGTCGGTGATCCAAGGTCGATGATAGCACCACCGACAATATCATCCACGGCGGCGGCGGCGGCGACTGAAGTTTTAGTAAATAAGCAGGATTTTAACAAGGATTCAATCACTTTTCATTCCTCCAATTCGTTTTTAAGGTAAAATATCAACCTGTAAGATTTCATTACAGGTTGAATACCGTTAATTAGCCAAGCTTAATGCGGGCGAAAGCCTCGCTAACAACCGGAGCCCCGTCAGTTTCGAGCCTTGCAATGTAGTCGATTTGGTTCGTTCTGGCGTACAATTCCATCAGGATTTGCATTTCCATTGACAAGCTGTCACAAATCCAGTAGTTTTTGTAGTCGCCATACATACCGACATACAGGCCACTCGTAAAGGTTGCGGGCACGTACTCCGAAGAGTTGACAGGCTTGCCAAGCAACATGTCGGGGGTTCCAAGCACGACAGAGGATTGCCAAATATACTGTCCTTCAGCGTTCTTCAGCTTCGCCAGTTGTTTTACGGCAAGACGATTGAAAATCCACTCACAATTCTTCTGGTAACCATCTTTAATGCTGTATTTAGCCTCTAACAACCCGTCGAACTCAATCTCAGTCGCGGTGTTTCCGGTCGAAACGTCACGTGCCGCCGGGATACCATCAGCAGAA